TCAGCAGGTGCCGCAGGTGGTTGCGGTTCCAGCAGGAGAACTGGAATGGCGCACGGCAAACACCGGACAGGCCCTGACCCAATGCGCCACCGCACCGCTGTCCGCCAGCCGGACGCGATTCATGACGGTGGCGGCCAGGGCCTCGATGGCGCGGACCGGGCGGGTGCCGGCCTCGGCCCACAGGGTCATGGCCAGCACCTCCTGCGGTGCGATGGCCTTGGCGGCCTGGGTGCCGGCGGAAGCGGAGGGGAAAGCGATCGGCATGGTCGGGCAAGCCTTTTGTGCGGGATCAGGCGCGGTCGTCAGGGCGGCGGCCGAGCTGCGCGGCCTGGATGGCGGCGGTCGCGGTCGCGGCACGGGTGGCGGCGTCCAGCTTCTCCTCAATGCGCAACAGGTGCTGGCTGAGGCGCTGGTCCACATCGCGGATCAGTGACAGCGGGACGTAGGTGCGGGCGACCTCCAGCTTGAAGGCCGCCAGCTCGTCGCGGGTGCGCGCCAGCGCATCGGTAGGAACCGATGCTTCGGCACGCGGTGGCTCGGGGCCCTCACAGGACGGGCCGGGGAGACCGCGGCGCAGCCCGTGCAGCATCCAGAACAGCAACGCCAGCATCGGCGTCTGCACGGCGGTAGCCAGCGTCTGGGGTTCCAGATCGAGCGGGTTCATCCGGCCCTCCTCGGCCAGTGGACAGTTGATGCGCCGCAACGGCAGGGCGCCGGGGCGGCGCGACGATCATGGGCCACGTGAAAACGCCCGCCCCCGGGGGACGGGGGCGGGCGATCACGAGACCATCGGAGATTGGAGGATGCCGGTGCCAGCGGGCGCACCTCGCCCGCTGACAACGGCATGCTTATCGCGACGGCACGCGCAAAGCAAACAAAAAGTGAACATATCCTGCCGAGGTTTTCCCGCGTTGATAGAGGTGCCTTCTCAGGAGCCGCGCCACCCTGCCACACGCTGCACCGGCGGGGCCCCAGGCAGCCGCACCGGCTCGGCAAGGATGCAACCGGCGAGCGCATCCAGCGCATCGTCGCGGGCTCCGGCCACGTCGGGCTTCCATTCCGCCATCTCCACCGGAAAGGGCGTACGGAACACACGTTCATGTGCATACAGGCGGCGGGCGGCCAGCACCGGATCGAGGGCCGACAGGATGCGCTCCTGCTTGGCCCGCCGGCTGTGCTGCTCCACGACCGCGCAGGCGGCGCCGGCGCGGGCCATCTCCCGCTTCAGCAACGCCGGCAGGAAGCGGCCGATGCCGTTGGTCTCGACCCGCAGCACCGGCAGCAGCAGGTCCCGCGCGATGGCCGCCACCTGACGGCATTGCTGCGTCGCCGGGTCATCCGCCGCATCTGGCTCATGCGTGAGATAGGCCAGGCGATGCAGGTAGTGATTGCCCTCGGCATCGGCATAGGTGGCCGCGAGCACGCTGCCGTCGCCGCTGCCCGGACGGCCATAGGCCGGATCCCAGAAGCCGCCGCCCGACACCATGCGCCGCCCCAGCAGCGAAAGCACCGGTCGTTGCTGCACCTCGGCATACATGGTGTCCTCCGCATAACGGAGGATCATTGCGCGATCGAGACGCGCCGCGCCGCCTGCCATCGCCTGGAGCATCATCTGCCGGCCGAAATGGATCGGGCCGACCCGCTCGCGCAGCTGGGCCACCATGGCGGCGGAAAAGCGCTGCGGCCAGGCGCTGCGCCCCGCCGAATCCAGCAGCGGCACCACCAGCCGCCGGTAGCCGGCCAGAAAGGCCTCGCCTTCCGAGGGATCCCGGTACAGGCTATCGGCGCAATGCGGTGTTCCGACATACAGGATGGTGCCGCCCGGCGTCAGGATGAACTCGGTTTCCGCGAGCCGCTCGCGCAGCTCGGCACGCTTGCCCGCCGTATCGCAATTGCCGGCGACCTCCACGTCATCGCAGATGATGACATCCGCTCGGGTGCCGGTAATGTTGCCCATTAGCCCGGCCGCCAGCATGGAGGGGTCGCGCAGCGCGCCGCTTCGCTGCACTGTGAAGCGGTCCACGGCCCAGGCTTCCGGTGATTGCGGGATGAGATGGCGGCAGAACGGATGGCGCTCCACGACGCGCCGCACCGTGGCGACCATCTTGGTCGCCAGCATGTGGTCGGCCGCCACCACCAGGATCCGGGTTTCGGGCCGGCGCGCCAGCAGCCAGGCGCAATACAGCCCCACCAGGGTCGACTTGCCGCAGCCCCGGAATGCCATCAGCAGCAGCCGGCCATCGCCGCACCCGCGGCGTTCCTCCAGCCAGCGCAGGATGCGCCGGTGCACGCCCGGCATTCCCTGCCCGGCGACGCTGTTCCAGACCCAGACGAATTCGGTGAGATCAGCCGGAAGGCCCGGCATCCGCATCCTCCTCGTCATCCCGCACCCCGGCCAGGGCAACGCGGGCCTGCTGCAGGAGGTCGGTCGCCTGGCTGATGTCGGATGGCCCTGCCTCGGCGGCGTGGCCGCGCGCCAACTTCAGCAGATGCTCCAGATGCGCGAGCGCCGATTTCGCGGCGGCATGGTGCGCCGCGAAAGCCTTGGCATCGTCATGCGTGCCGGGAGCCGGACCGCGCTCCAGGAATGCGTTGTAATCGTCGACCACGCGGCGGATGGCGCGCTGCAGCGCCTCCGGCGCGACGTCTTCGCGGCGAGTCATTCTCAGATCCTCGGCTTGACGGCGCGGACGAACAGGGTCCCAGCATCCACCGTGACGCTGCTGCCGCTGATGTTCTGCGCCGTGACCCGTACCGCATCGGCCGAGGCCGTGCCGCCGACGCTGGCCTGGAACACCACGCCACCATTCTGAAAGCCACTGGCCTTGGCGAAGCTGGCCTGCACGAAATCCCCCTGCCGGACGCCGTGCAGGGCAACATCGCGCGTGGCGGTGGCGCCGGCCGCCAGCGCGGGCACGGTCCACCCGGTATCGCTGACGCTGTACTCGCGCACGCCCCATCTGCGGCTGCCGCCATAGATCAGCGCCGGTGCGTGCAACGGCGAGCAATACAGCCGAAGCGCCTTCAGCGCGGCGGCGGCGGTGCCGCCACGCACACCGATCGCGGCGAAGCGGGCATTGCCGTGCAGCGTGACGCGCTGCAGACTGTTGATGCCGACGCCGCCGACCACGCTGTCAAGATCGGCGTTGCCTTCCCAGAAGAAGGACGGGCTGCCGGCCCAGGCGGCATTCATGTTTGAGAACAGCGCCGGGCTGGTATTGTCCAGTACATTCTCGGCCGCATCGAACTGCATCACGACGGGGCGCAGTTCGCTGCCTTCGGCGGCGATGAAGAACTCCTTGCAGGTGGAGGCATCGACGATGAAAGCCAGTGCGCGACTGGTCGGTATGCCGACTGTGTCGGCGTTCAGGGTGAAGTGGGACAGGCCGGCAAATGCGAATCCCGTTAGGTTTGTCGGCGGACCGGAGGGGTTGCCCGACAGCACCGCCATCTGATCGAAGCCGACGCCGTCGGTGCTGTCGATCGTCTGCCGGAAGGCGCGGCGGCGCAGATTCTCGGCTGATGCCACCAATCGCGGCGAGCCCTGGGCGGCCGTGGACTGGTGCAGCGGGATCACCGTGCCGCCGGCCCGCGTGGCGGAGGCGGTGTAGTCGATTCCAGCCCCGGTGAAGGCATAGGTGCCGATATAAGCCACCTCGTAGAGGCAATCATTGGCGCCACCGGCGTGACGTGCCACGAAGGGACTGCACTGCTCCATGCGCACTCCGCGGGCGATGATGCCGCGTTCATCGCCGGCCTGCAGTAGAAACGGGATGGCGGCGACGGTGCCGGGGCTTCCCTGGCGCTGCAACTCGAAGGCGGGACCCATGAAGACATGCGCATTGTGCCGGTTGTAGGCGCCAGCCGCGCAGGAGAAGCGCACGCCGAACCGGTCCATGGCCGTGTTGGTGCCGCTGCTGTTGGCGAAGTGGCCACCGATGTAGCGGACCGAGTTGTTCCATGCCGCCGAGGTAGCCGTGTAGATGTCGAGGCCGATGCGGTTGTTCACGAAGCGGCCGAGCACCAGCGTGCTGTCCTCAAAGCCGAGTTCCACACCCATCGTGCGCACGCCGATGGTGAAGCCTTCCACCTGGCGGATCTCCACCTGACAGGCATCGAGATTGCGCAGCGCGATGCCGATGTCGCGCTCGTCCAGCCAATCCGATACGGTGGCCCGCAGCACCCGCAGCCCCTGATAGGTCTTGGCCTGGTTGCGGGCTGCGGCCCCCTCCCCCACCGTCAGTGCCGTCTCGCCCGCGGGACCGGCATACAGGATGCTGCCGCGCATCGTCAGGCCAGAGGCCGCGCCCGGGAGCACCAGCGGAATGGCCGTGCGATGCGTACCCTCCCCGATCTCCAGATGCTTGCCTGATGCGGCAGCCGCGTTCATCGCCGCCTGCAGCGCGGGGCCGTCATCGGCAACGCCATTGCCGGTGGCACCGAAGTCGCGCGCCGACAGCCGCTCCGCCAGCTTGTCCTCGATGGTACGCGGGATGGCGCCGCCGAATGGTGCCAGAAGCACGGGATCGCGGGACACGGTGGTGATCGCGCCGACGCTGTCGAAGGCGAGCAGGCGGTTCGCGCGCCCGTCGCGCAGAGGCAGTGTCAGTGCGGCCGGCACGTCGCCCGGGTCGGCGCGGACGGCACCGCGCAATTCCTCGCGCACTTCCTGAAGCGACGCGACCTGGCGATCCAGTTCATCGTTCAGCGTGCGGGCGCGCAGCACGCCGTTGGCTTGGAAGTCGGTCACACGTTCGATAACCATGACGCGGCGCAACAGCACCTGCCGGCCAGCGGCCGGCGGTACGCTGAACAGCACCACGCCGCCGCCGGACTCGCCCGCACCCTGGATGGTGAAGCCCTCCGACTGCACCAGGCCGTCCAGACGGACTTCCAGATCGTCATTCTCGAAGATCGGAAAGGGAAAGATGAAGGCGGTCTGCGCGCCATCCGCCGCGTAATGGGCACGCGGCGCGACGTCGCCGATGCGGATGTGCTCGGCCATGCGGATCTCTCATGCGAAGGGGGAACGGAATGGCCACGCGCCGCCTTGCGACGGGTGATGGCGGTTGGCGTCAGTCCAGCAGGGAGCGGATGGCGCCGCCAAAACTGTTGCCGGCCCGCAGCCAGGTGGTCAGCGATCCATCGCTGTTGAGCAGGGAGGAACGGCCCGCCGCCATGCGCGCGGCGTAGGTGTCTCCGCTGGTGGCTGCCGCTTCGGCGGCGTCCTGTTGCAGGCCGGCGGTGATGGCGCCCGCCGAACCCTGGTCAGGGTTTACGCCGGATGCCGCCAGGCGGGCACGGGTCGAGGCCATGGTGCGGTCGAGCTGGTCCTGGCGGCCTCTCGCATCAGCCTGCTGAGCCGCGGCCAACTGCTGCTGCCGTGCCGCAAGATTGGCAGCCTCCTGCTGCTGCTGCGCCTTGGCCTGCGCCGCCTGCGCCTGCCCCTGGCGCACCGTGCCATAGAGCGAGGCGCCGGTGCCGACCAGCGTGGCGATGGGGGCAAGCTGGGCCATCAGTTGGTCATCCTCGTTTCGGTGGTCACGGAAAGCAGGGTCAGGGGTAGCGGCGTGTCGCCCGTGATGCGCCACAACGGCGCCAGCGTGTCGCGCCGCCAGCCGAGTCCGCGCAGCGCAACGTCACCGGTGAACACCGGCGGACCGGCATCCAGCAGCGGAGTGTCCAAGCGACGGAAGGGTACCGGCTGCGCGCCGCGGCCTAGATCTACCTCCAGAGCCGCCGTCTGCAGCAGGCGATAGGTCACACGCACCAGCCGCAACGGTGCGTCCGGTGCGCCGCCGGCCGCGGCGATCTGCGGCGGCAGCGGCTCGATCGAGTGCCGGAAGCCAAGGCCCACCTGCACCGTCCTGGCACCCTCCTGCAGCTCCACCGCGCCATTCCGCACGGGCAGCGTGCCTCGCGGCGCGCCACCGGCGACCACCTGCACGATGCGATCATGCAGGTGCTGCAGCCCGCTCCAGTGAAGGCGCTCCACCACGTCGCCGCCGCTCAGCCCGGCATCCACCCACAACATGTCGTCGAAACGTTCAAGCCGCACCGTGCCGTCACGCTCCACGACGCACCAGATGGTGCCGTCGACCTCGGCCAGGGCGCGAAAAGCGCCGTCGGTTTCCTGACGGGTCCAGGCGGTCACCTGCTCGGTGCGGTACAGCGTCAGCGTCGCGATCGAGCCGTCACGCATCGCCGCATGCAGCAACCGCCGCAACGGGTCATAGGCCAGAGATACCGGATGGCTGATCAGATGCCGCGCCACCAGCGCCAGGTCATCGGCCTGGTAGGCCTGCTGCACATCCGTATAGGCGTATTCGAACACCGCCTGTCCTGTCCGCCCGACGAAAATGGTGCTGCCATCCACGTCGACGGGCTGCAGCACGCGATCCACTGGCGAGCCGATGCGGGTCTGCCGGTGCAGCTGGATCGAGGCCGGGGTCATCGGATCGCCGGTCACCATCCATTCCGCGCCGGAGGTGAACACCTGTAGGTGACGGCCCGAGAACACCGCGCGGATGGCGTTGACCTGATCGGAGAGCAGGCCGAACTCGATCGCCTGATCGTCCAGGCCACTGCCCAGGTCGAAGTTGAACAGATCTCCCGAGCGTGACAGCCAGAGGTGGTTCGGCAGGTCACGGGAACCGCCCAGCACCAAGCGATCCTGGTGAAAGCAAGCGCAAACCGGCCATCCATGGGCGGCGCCGAACGCGGCCTCATCCCAATCCGTCGTGGCGACGGTGCCGGGCAGTGTCTCCTCCACCTGCGCCCTCGCACTCGTCGCGGAGATCACGGCGGTGACCACCACCCGCTTCAATCCGATGCGGAAGCGGGCACCGACATGGCCGGCGGCGAAAACCGACGCATTGCTGGTCAATGTCACGCTGCCGCTGGTGGCGCTGGCGACCAGCGTGACGTCCGGCGAAGCGAAGCGGTGGAACGGCTCGGCCACCCAGTTCCAGGCACCGATCGACCAGGCGACGTGGCTGCTGCGCGTCACGCGCTGCGGCGGCATGGCGGGGTGCAGCAACAGCAGCGTATCGGCGCTCTGTGTCCAGGCGATCTGGTCCAGCATCGCCGCCGTCCAGGGCGCAGGGAGGCTTGCGACCTCCGCATCCCCCATGAAAACCTGCAGCCGTCGATCCGTCAGCACCAGAAGGTAGGTCTGCTCGGTGTTGAACTCGAAGCCGATCAGCTTCGCAGCGCCCGGCAGCATCGCGACGTGGCGCAGGCCGGGGCGACGCGTGACGCCACCGGTGGGTTGGATGAAGACGTTGCGCAGGCGCCGCGCGCCATTCTCGTAAGCACGCAGGTCGCCGCGTCCCAGCAGATGGTCGCCGAGTTCGCCCGCGGTGAAGCTGGTCTTGGTGCTGCGGCCACCGGCCATGATCTCATCCCCTCGCGGTGATCAACGGAAAGTCGGTCAACGCACGCGGCGTGTCCTGCTGGCTGTCGACCAGCCGTGCATGGCGGAATTCGCTGTCGGCTAAGCGCTGAAGCATGTCGGCCCGCGAGGTGCTCTCGGTCAGCGGGATGCAGAATTCCGCGGCGAGCCGCGCCACGAGCGCGCTGGCGAAGAAGGCAGGAAAGGCACTCTCCGAAGGACGGAACAGATAGGTCAGGGTGACTTGCGCCGCGTCGGCGTGCAGCCGACTCTCATGGATCCGGTAGTTCAGCCCCTGCCCGCGGCGGGCGCCCCCGGCCGAAAGAACCCGAAGGAAATCCGCGGGCAGCTGGAATGCATGGGCGTAATCGGCACGCGGCGTTGCGAGCAGCCGCGGCAGCTCCATCTGCCCCGTGGCGAAGGACCAGGGATGCGCCGACAGCAGCGCGTCGCGCACCGCCGGGTAAAGATGCACCGCCACCTCGGCCTCGGCGGTTCCTTCGTCCAAGGAAGCGATGGGCTGGGCGCCGATCTTCAGCAATGCGCGCGAGCAAAGCACAAGGGCGGAGAGCGCCATGGGGGACTCCCGGATTGCGTGAAAGGAGAAAGCGGGAAAGCGCTGTTGTCAGGCCCCCATCATCCGTCTGCCTGCGGGAAATCGAGGCGCTGCCACGAACAGGCAGAAGGAGGAAGGGGGTTGCAGGAGGAGTTCCCTCCCCCTGCGATGCGCCTTATTCCGCGGCGCGCATGCGCACGACGCCGGCCGGGTCGATCAGCGATGCACCCTGGCTCATCATGTTGTTGACAAAGAAGGCGGCACGATCGCCATGCCAAGTGATGTCGGAGGAGACATCCTGAGCCACGGCATGGCCGATGGCCGTCTTGTGATAGAAGTAGCAGAAGCGCAAGCTGCCGCTCTTGGTGAGACCCGAATGCGGCATCCAGGTCGCACCCAACCAGCGCTTCACCTGCGTGCCCTTCCAGGGCAGCTCGTCATCGCCGACATAGTTGGAGTTGGCAAACTCCTGGATCTGCAGCAGGTCGCTCCACTGCTTCCATCCGACAATGGCGAAGCGATTGCCGTCATCCGGCACGTCGGCGGCGCCCAGCATCTCGAACGCCTTCAGCACCTTCGCCTTGGTCAGGCCATCGGTGTCGCCGGTGCCGGCGGCGGTGCCGACCGCCTCATTGGTGGCCGTGTCGAGCGCCGCGATGATCAGTTCGTCGGTCTTGCGGCCGAGCGCATAGGCACCCGCATTCGCGACAACCTGGCGCTCGTCGATGTTGGTCTTCAGCTCGTCCAGGCGGTCGATCCACTCGCCCGCATAGTAATCCTGCAGGTAGCATTCGACATTGGAATGCGACAGGTTCATCACGGGCACGGAACCGTTGCGGGCCTTCGCCGCCGCGATGCCGCGGCCGACGATCGGAAACACGGTGGAGGCGCCGCGCACGCCGCTCTTGCTGCGCACCGTCGGGCGAAGCTTGCTGCCTTGCCGCTGATAGGCATCGTGCACTTCGGACTGGAACTGCTTCGCGAAGACCTGGTCGATGGAAGCGGACATGCCGAATTCCTCAAGCAAGAGATCAGGAAAGGAGGGAAGCCGCCCACCTCACCGGTTTGCCGCGCGGGGCCGGAAAGGCGGGCACGCCGAGGCGCCCGGCGCGCGTCGGGCGGGCCGGGTTGGTCCTGGGCGGAAACCTGTCGGAAGCGGCCGGGGCTCAGCCCTGGCCGAACAGCCGCTTGAAGCCGTCGGTGACGCGCTTGACGTATTCCGGCTCGCGGGAACGCCAGTAGCGCGGGTCGCGCATCATCTTGCGCAGCGCCGCCTCGTCCACGGCGTCCGGCGCATCGGCCTCGCGCACCAGGCTGGGCTCACCCTTGGCCATCATGCGGTGCAGGGCCAGCACGCCTTCGGCCGTGGTGGACAGTGCCTCATACACCGGCGGCGCCAGATTGGCGCGGCCCCAGGCGGCGATCTGCGGCGCGATGCGGCGGAACTGCTCGTCCCCGCCGAATTCTTGTGCCAGCTTCGCCACCTGCTTCTGCGCCTCGTAATCGGCCGCGGCCTCGGCGATCAGCGGAAGCAGCCGCTCGGCGGCCAGGTCGTACACCAGCTGCACCTGCTCGCAGGTGAATCCGGCCGCGTGCAGCTTCGCGTTAATGGCGGGATCGGCGCCGCACATCTCATGCTTGGCCTCGACAGCGTATTCTTCGGGACTGTCGGGCACGCCGATGGCGCGGCGGAATCGTATGCGCTCCTCCTCCGGCGCGTCGGCGCCCGGCGGGGCGAAGCGCTGCGATAGGCGCTTTTCCAGTTCGCGATAGGATTTCAGCAACGCGTCAACGCGCAGCTTGCCCGTCTCGACATCCCGGAACTTCTCGGGGATGTCGTCGGCGGATGACGCCACCGGTTCCATCGCGGCGTCCAGCAGGTTCTCGGACATGCGGGATCATGACTCCTGGATCGGGTTCAGGATTCCGGCCGGCGCGGACAGCGCGCGGGCCAGGTATTGCGTGGCGGCCGGAATATCGAGCTGCGCCGCAGCCTGCGGGCCGAGCGCCGCCACCGCCTGCAGGAACAGCAGGGTGTTGGCGGCATCGGCGCGCCCCTGGACGCGCGCGAGTGGCGACTGGTAGGTCAGCCGGACCTCGCGCCCGTCGAGCAGGATCGGCGGCACTTCGCCGCGGCGCCGCAGAATGGCCAGACAGCGGCCGATCAGCGGCGTCAGCAATTCGGATTGCAACCGGCCATAGGTGGCGCCGAGCAGCCGTGCCGTCTCGGCGCTGCGCTCCAGCACCTCGGTCGCCGTCATCTGTCCGCCGCGCGGGGCCGCCAGCCGGTCCGCCAGCAGCGCATGCCGGATGCGGCCGCGCAGGTCGTCCAGCATCAACTGCGACACATCGAAATTGCCTGGCGCTGCCAGCGGCGTCAGTCCGGCGGAGCCCGGCGCCTTGGGGATGATGGCGCCGGGAACCAGCCGCACCGTGGCCGGGTTCAGCACGCCGTCATCCTCAGCCTGCCAGATGCCGGTCACGGCGATGGAGGCGTTCTTCAACACCAGCTCCACCACCTTGTTGTATGCAGTTTATAGAAGCAGAGCTGCTAAACCGGACACCCTACAAAGGTCACACAGGGACAGAGCGCTAGAGCGCTGTAACTGCTGTTTCGGTCTAGAACCCGCTGCGGCCCCTAGCAGACCCTATTCGGGCGGCAGTTTGGGTATCCGGTCCTCCACCGTGTCCGCGTAGTCGGCAGGTCGCAGGCTCTCGATGGCAGTCCACGATCCATGGATGGTGAGTGACGCACCTCTGTTGTTGCACTGCGGACAGCGCCAGCGGTCCTGACTGCCCACTACCTGCTGATGGCCAAACCCAGCTTCAACTAGGCACTTAGCGCTCACGTATCTGTGATTGCGGCACTTCCTGCACTGCACGCTGTAGAACAGCCCATCGGCAGCATTGTGGGCGAAGGTACCTTCACGTGGCTGCTTAGACACCGGGTGGCCTATGGCGCGAATAGACCTCTGCTACTTCGGCGGTAAGTGCCACGAGCCATGCACCCAGCTTCTCCGGGATCACAGCTTCGCCTCGCGCCATGCGGCGAATTCGCACAACGTCCTGATCGACCACGCGCGCCAACTCAGCCTGAGTCCACCTGAGTGTCTCAAGGCAGATCCGAAATTCCTTGGCTGACATGGCTGTAGTGCTGCTCACCGACTCCTCCATAGGCTTACTCCTCATGAGCTAACCTAGAGAACGAATGAGGAACAAGAACAGACGTGCGACTGATCTGATGGAGTGCTCAACCAGAGTGTGAAGACACCAGCCCAACGGCGATCAGGGCAGGCGCATTTTCGGCTTTCTTAAGGAAGATCACGGTTGCGTGATTAGCTCAGTTGAACTAAGAACGTGTTGTGCAACTTTGCATGTCCGTTCTCTCTCCCTGAACTCGACGTTCTTGCGTCGATAACTCAAAAAGGGGGCCGTTCTTCGGCCCCCTTCTTTTTTGCCCAAGCTTGAGCACTTGGTGCACCAAAGTTGGCTCGGGTGTAGCTGAACGGAAAAAGGGCCGCACCGTAGTGCGACCCCTCGCCGGAAAGATGGTCAGTTGACCATTTCAGCGCCGGGAACGTGGCCTAGCTGAGGCCGGTTGCGCAGTGTCCGGCTGAGTGTTAGGCTCGATCAACTCTTGTTGATCATCTGACTTGCCCTTCCGACTGCGGCCCCGCTCGACGCTCAGCTTGAGCAGCACCTCGTCAAGCTCGCCGGAGTTAACCCCCTGCTTGACCGCCTCATACACGGGCAGCAGGTCTTTCAGTTCCTTGCCCGCCTCAATGACGTTGCCCTCGCCCAGCGGGATCGGGGACGTGCCGTACTTGAGCACAGTGTAGTGCAGCCCGTTTGCTGCGAAGAACCAGGGCTTGTTGCGCTTATCCGCATGGGGGTCTTTCTTGCCCTCAAGCAGCGCTGTGACGCTCTCGATCTGCGTGTTGATGCTGCTGAGCAGCTTGGCACGCACACGCCCCACGGGGCTATTCGCACCCACCTGAGGACGCGCAACGGTTGCGATTTTGAGTCCAGTAAGCAT